CTTCTCGCAATAGGATGTACGCCTGCTTATGCAGAACCAGAAGTACAGAATACCTCAAATCCAGTTGCTGCTGCTACTGGTAACGTTACAAACCAAGCTGTACAATTTCAAAACAATGGAGCTCCCTCTAGACAAGTATTAGGTCCAAATATCAGTTGTAATGGTGCAACGATGACCTTCAGTCCATTCTATATGGGCAATCATACAACACCATTTGATGAGGATATGAATCAATCTAGCTATACTGTAGCTGAGAACTGGGGAGCACAGATTAACTTCATGGTTCCCCTAGATGGTTCTATTGTAGAGACTTGTAAAAATCTTGGTAAACGTCAATTAGCGAAAATGGAGCTCGACTATGAATTAGTTAGAGCTAAGGAATGTGCTGCACTACAACAGAAAGGTTTCATGATACGTCCTGGGACGAGAGTGTACCATATGTGTAGTGATATTATTCCTATAGCTGCTTTTAAAGCAGAAGTTGCTAAAGCTCAAGCTAAAGTAACACAACAAAATTGTCAACCTATAGAAGAATTTAGATTCCCATGGCAGAAGAAAAGGCTGAAGTGTCTACCAGTGATGAACCGAAAGTAGTCGTCACACCAGACAGTCCAGAAGTAACAAAATCATACGGAAAACTTTCCGAGAAAGCCACTCGTGGTACATTAGACAAACGCTAACCCCTTAAAATAATGATCCTAGTAATTAAACCCATCCTTTTCGCCTTTTTAAAATCAGATTCAGTTAAGAAACTTGTAGTAGATCTACTAGAAGCTTATGTAAAACGAACTGATAATAAACTAGATGATCAGGCATTAGCAATCGTTAAAACAAAACTATTCTCATGAAGAAAGCCACTGAAACCCAATTCAATGAATTACATAGCCTTGTCACAGAAGAATTCCTGAAAAGGGTTAAAAGTGGCGAAGCTTCAACCCAAGATTTAAAAGCGGCCAGTGATTGGTTAAAAACCAATGATATCACAGGTATAGCTGTAGAGGGAAGTCCTCTTGATAAATTAAATAAAATTCTACCTAAAGTAGACCCTGAACTCGTACAGAGGAGATTATATGGCACCAAAACGAGCCGCTAAGCCAGGTAAGACTTCTAAGTACTACCAATCTGCCAAAGGACGGAAGTCCTATGAGAAGCAGAAGAAAAAGCAAAAGAAGATCAACAGTACTAAAGCTAAGAAAGAGTACCGTAGGAAGCTTGCTATAGAGCGTAGAAAGCGCGGTATTATGGGTAAAGGTGGGAAAGATGTCTCACATAAAGGTAACCGCCTTAAACTTGAAATACCGAAGAAGAACCGCGCTAGAGGCGGAGCCAAGAGGAAGTAACTATGAGTAAGAATCGTTTTAATCCTTCAGATTATAAAAAAGGAGATGTTATCTTTTTAGGCGGAAATAAGAAGATTACTAACTATCTTGAAGTAGTTGAAGTTGGTAAAAATAAAGATCTTGTTTTTCAGATTAGACCTGGACATAATAGAACAAGAGAACAAATTATAAAAGGAAGACAAGCAGCAGAATATGCTCTTGATAATCCACTTAAATCACAGTTCTTAGGAATTCCAGAAGCTGGTAGAGCTAATGTTGTTACTATAGGAAAAGGTAATAAATTAACTGAGACTCGTCAAGTAGGATACGACTTTAAAGAAGTACCATTTAATCTAAAGGGTAAGAATAATAACAAAAGAGAAGGTGGATCTCGATATTTTGTAATTGCTTCAGATAACAAAGTAGATACAAAAAGATTTAATAATAATATATCTTATATTAAATCTGGTCAAAGACAGAAAGACCTTGACGCCTTAAATTGGGATAGAGCAGTTCAAGGCAGACAGGGGTTTATTCATGATAAATATGGTAGTTGGGATACAGAGTCTCTTATAGGGGAATACAATAAATTAACCAAGAAAGGTAAAGATCGTACTGCTCATGTCCATAGTGGTTTTCCTGGTGCTCCTCTTCATCCAACTACAACCTTCGATAAACCTGCTAGAAGAGATGCTCAAGCTTTAGGTGAGTACTTAATACTAAAACGTAATATAACTGGTATAAACAAAGGTGAGGTTTATAATCCAAAATCTACTATTGATCCTTGGTTAGGTGGGATAAACTTCATCATGCCTGATGGATTTGAACCTTTACCACTTGACTTTGGTACTAAGCAACCAAGTATAACTGGTAATGATTATTCAAAACCTATACCAGGATTCGATTGGAAAGATGCTTATAAAATAGATAATATAATGAGTATGGGTTTTAACGGTCTTGACTTAGGTTTCGGAAGTTATGATAGAGTTAAAAAATGGCAGGAGAACGAACAAAAGGATCAACCTTCAACAGAAGAGTTAAATACAGATAAACCAATTATAACTGATTATGCAGCTCAAGTTGAAGCAAAAAACCAAGAAAGATTAAGAAACGTAGATACAAAAGGTACTACACCACCAAACTTTGGAACCTTTGAATCTGGTGGTATAACGAATAAGCATTATAAAAATAAATCTTCTCTTCAGATATTAAACCCATGAGTACAACAAAAGCTTTAAAAACAGCCTTCAGTTTACTGGATGATGTCGTAGGTAAAAGTACTCCTGAATTACCTGATTTACCTGTTCAAGGTCCAAAGACATACGATACTACTGCTAAAGACTTATTAAACCCTACAGAATATAAAGTCTTAAGTACGTATAATGCTAATCTTGCTAGAGCTGCTAAATTAGATGGTAAAGAATTCCATCGTGGAGCAGAGTGGAGTATACCAGAACCACGTGGAGTTTCTAAACAAGTTGCAAAACAAGAAACTATATGGGGAGAAAGTGGTATACCTCAAACTTTAAAAGATCAAGACGAATTTCTAGATAAATTAATTGGTGGTGGTTTGTTAGCTCATGGCCCTAGAACTAGGTTTGAAGCTATAGCTTTAGGTACTAAGCATTTTACTGATGAAACTGGTATAGATCGTTTGATTCGTCAGCATCGTACTCAAACTAAACCTTTAGGACGTACAGAACAAAGAGATTTAAGACCTCAACAACGTGGAGGAGATAGGAAGGAATTAGAAAACTTCTTAACTATTGGTGAAATAAGTCAATTTTATAGTAATCCTATTACAAAAAAAGGTGTTAGATGGGAAGATCATCATTTTAATCCTTTAAAATTTATGAAAGAAGTTACTAGAGGTATGGGTAAACAAAGAGCTGATGCTTTCTTTTTAGATATCCAACAAACTTTAGGTATATTCTCAGGTAGTCATCTAGCTAATTGGCGAGGACTTCCTCCTCCTGTACATAATTTAGTACATAGATTAATTGATAAAAGATTAAAAGAAGTGTTTGGAATGTCTCTAAATACATTTAATTTAAACTTTACTAAGAATACTGATGTAGCTACACGTAGAAAAGTAGTAGAACAATTTAAAGTAATTTTAGATGAAGTAGAAGAATATACATTTAAAGAAATGATGAAACACTTACATCCTAATACAAAATTCGCTTGGGACCAATAACTATGGCAACTACTTCATATAAACAATGGTTAAATAAAGAAAAACAACGTATCCTTAAACAATTTGGACAACGTGAAGGTCTAATCCGTTGGAATAAAATGATGGAAAAAGGTATAGTAAAGAATAAATGGAATAAAAGTAACTCCGCTAAATTGAGGATTTCATAATGAAAATTGGTAAGAATACAGGTAGGTATGCTTTAGGTATCCTATCAGGTCTTCAAAGTGGAGATTTTAGTGGTGGTTTACGTACCATGCTTGCTATACAACAAGAAAGAGGTCAAAGAAAACATCAAGAAAAGCTTGTTGATAAATTAGTGGCTGGTTTATCTAAGAATGCTTCTGGAGGTTCTCCAGGGCAAACCTTTAAAGCACCTAAAGATTGGAATAAAGATACTTTAAAATCTCCAAAAGGTAAACCTCAAGATCCTCCACCAATAGGTACACCTTTACCACAAGCTTCAAATCCAAACAGAGGAATGCTTATGGCTTCATCAGGTTTAACTCCAGAGCAGAAAGCTCCTTATGTTAGAGAATGGCAAAGACATTGGGATAAGAAAGATTCTTATACTATTAAAGATCCTGAACGCTTAAAAAACTTACAAGATCTAGTACTATACGATAGAGTCTAATGCCAAGAAGAAAGAAAAAGGAACCTGATATAGTAACTGCCCTACAAGGTGATTTTAAACTCTTCTTACAAGCTTTATGGGAACAGTTAGATCTCCCATCCCCTACTAGGGCTCAATATGCTATTGCAGATTACTTGCAGAACGGTCCCAAAAGACTTCAGATTCAAGCCTTCCGAGGTGTTGGTAAGTCTTGGATTACTGGTGCTTTTGTGTTATGGACACTATTTAACGATCCAGAAAGAAAGATAATGATCATATCCGCATCAAAAGAACGTGCGGATAACATGTCAATTTTCCTACAAAAACTAATCATTGAAACTCCATGGCTAAGTCATCTTCAACCCAAATCAGACGATTCCAGATGGTCAAGAATAAGTTTCGACGTAAACTGTTCTCCACACCAAGCGCCAAGCGTAAAGTCGGTGGGCATAACTGGACAGCTCACAGGAAGTCGCGCAGATTTGATGATTTTGGACGACATAGAGGTACCTGGAAACTCCATGACGGAGCTTATGCGTGAAAAACTTCTCCAACTTTGCACAGAGGCTGAATCCATCCTCACGCCGAAAGCTGATAGCCGTATTATGTATCTCGGGACTCCTCAGACTACTTTTACTGTTTATCGTAAGTTGGCTGAGCGTAACTACCGTCCGTTTGTCTGGCCAAGTAGATACCCTAGAAAAGGAACACTTACCAAATACGATGGACTCCTCGCACCACAGATCCAGGAAGACCTCGATTCCGGTGCAGAAGAATGGGATGTAACAGACCCAGATAGATTTGATAATGAAGACCTATTGGAACGTGAAGCATCCATGGGTCGTTCAAATTACATGCTTCAATTCCAGCTGGATACCAGCTTAAGTGATGCAGCGAAATTTCCTCTTAAGATGTCTGATCTGGTCGTCACTAGCGTTAACCCTAGTACAGCTCCAGAAAACTGCATATGGTGCTCCGATCCGGCAAACCTCATCAAAGACCTCCCAACCGTTGGACTCCCAGGAGACTACTTTTACTCTCCTATGCAACTACAAGGAGAATGGACACCTTACACCGAAACAATTTGTAGTGTGGATCCCTCTGGAAGAGGCACCGATGAAACAGCTGCCGCCTTTATATCCCAGAAAAATGGGTTCCTATATCTCCATGAAATGCGAGCTTATAGAGACGGATACTCCGATAGCACTCTCTTAGATATACTAAGAGGTTGTAAGAAGTTTAATGTAACTAAATTAGTAATTGAAACTAACTTTGGTGATGGTCTAGTATGTGAACTCTTTAAGAAGCACCTACAACAGACCAAACAAGCTATAGATGTAGAAGAAGTGAGAGCTAATGTCAGAAAGGAAGATCGTATCATTGATGCGTTGGAGCCGATTCTTAATCAGCATAAGCTTATATGTGATAGGTCGGTTATTGAGTGGGATTATTCATCTAATAAAGATTCAGCTCCAGAAGAACGTCTTCAGTATATGCTTTTCTATCAGATGTCACGTATGTGTCGTGAAAAAGGCGCCGTTAAACATGACGACAGACTTGACTGTCTCGCCCAAGGTGTTAAGTATTTCACAGACGCAATGTCTATCTCCGCCCAAGAGCAGATAAACCTTCGTAAACGTGATGAGTGGAACGACATACTTGAACAGTTCCTTGACGACCCTCAATCTTCTGCTAATCATATGGTTATGGGAATGACTTTAGAACAAAGAAAAGAAGCACGTGGTAAAGAAGGTAAAAAGGTAGTCAGTACCTGGGTTTGAACGGTAACACGTGTATACAGGGAGAGGGAAGGGTGGACCCTCCCCCTATGAGGAAGTCGGCCTACTTCGTAGACCACTTCCTCTCTTAATACTTATATCCCCTATTCTACCCAACCCCAAGATTCAATGAATCTTTGGATATACCTATTATACTTACTATAATGCCTACAAATAAGAAGAAACCATCTACTAAATCTACATATCCAAAACCTAAAGGTTGGGAATATAAGGAATTAAAAGATGAGTACTATAGAGGACCAGAACAAGCAAAGAAAAAATTTCATGTTGTTAATGATGTAAATGCATGATGAAAGCTCCACCACAGCATAAACAGAGATATTACTATATCTTCTGGTCTATAGCTACATTAAGTGTAGTGATAGGTCAAATAAACGTAATTAATACCTATAACCGCCTATCTGATAACTTAGAAACAATTATTATTGGACAAGCAAGAGAGAAAATACTTAAAGCTGCAAAAGAAAGCTCAGAAGTGTGTTACGAGGAAGAAAGCACAGAAGATACTCAGTAAACATGAGAATATTAGACAACTTCCTACCAGAGGAGACGTTTAAACCTATACAAGACTTCTTTTTGGGTACAGAGATTACCTGGACCTTTAATAAGACTATTACAAATAGAGAAGTAGGTTTAAATGGTTATCAATTCGTTCATCCTTTCTTTACTATTAACCAACCTTACTTAAATCGTCCTACTTCTCCGTTTGCTGATAGGTTGAAGCCTATAATGCTTAAATTAGCTCCTCTTTCCTTATTGAGAGTGAAAGCTAACCTGAGACCTTATACTCCTGAGCTATTCTTGAGTGATTATCATGTAGACTTTGAAATACCTTGTAAAACAGCTATATATTACCTTAACACGAATGATGGGTATACGCTGTTTGAAGAAGGAACAAAGGTTGAGAGTATAGAGAATCGTATAGTCATCTTTGACAGCCATATGAGGCATCTGGGTACCTCTTGTACAGATGAGAAGAGTAGGGTGGTGTTAAACATCAACTATCTACCTGGAAAGCTAAAAGATGGTGTCGAATATGTCCCTGAAAAATGACATAATTTTGTGAAGGCATATAACGACGGTACAGGGACGGATTTACCCCCATGGTGGGCTATTTATTATAATATTTAGCAAATCGTTAATTAATTATAATAAAGAATAGATTGTCCCGCTCGCGCTACGCGCTCGCTCCCTTGCGTGCGTGTGTGCATCATGCGTGCCCTGTGCGGGCGCTGTGTGCGCGTGTGACGAGCGAGCGAAGCGAGCGGGTGCGATGGGCTAGCCAAGACCTGCCGCCTCTCTGAGGCGATTCTGAGCTGAGTTAGTCCAGATCTGTTGCGATAGCTTAAGATTAACAATCTTAAGAATCTCTTCATGTTTCAACGACCAATCGATGCTATGCTTAAGCTCTATTCTTTCTTTGAAGATTGAGTATCTCGAACTCTCGTTAGAGGGTGAGAGAGTTCTCGATCCTTCAATCAGAAAGAAAGAGAGAGTGTTACAAAGTGTTAAGCTTTCTAGCCTCACCACTCCACTCCACACAATCCAGACTATACTGGGTTATCGGATGACATAAGTCGAGCTGACTAGTCAATCAATCAGATGAGCGCATTCAATTGCAGCCTGATTCGAGAGTTACTAAGAAGCGCAGTCATCCACAAACATTTGAACCTTGAAAACTTAATACTTCCGTGTTGTGATGTGAACAGCGAATCAAGTCAACGCTTGCTAGCTGGTGCAATGCCAGCCATTCGCATTTGTTTATACATACTATCATGAAACAATTAGTTCCATTCACTCCTACAAACTGTGATGCACCAGTTGCATACATATCACCTAACCTACCTGAGTGGGTGAAAGGTGTTATCAATGATAACTGGGATAAGACCAGCTCAGGTCTAGGCTCACATGTATATGTAGAGGACATCATGCAAGATGTCACCGATCCAGATATTCAACAAGAATACTGGGAAGAGTACAGCCTTTGAGCGTGACGCTGAGGTTCGAAACCTCTGCTCTTCATTGGGATACACATCCCATTTGTTCACCCTATCATCACACATTATGCAAAGAGTTAAGAGAGATTCATCTTCAATCAATGAGCTTTGGGTTTATCCTTACGAGGGTAGATGCACTGTTATGTTTAAAGATGGACATCTATATGAGTACACTAATGTATCTCGTCGTGCTCTATTCAATGTGCTTGTTAATCCATCCGTATCATTAGGCAAGTGGGTTAATAAGAATTGTGTAAATAATCATGATGCATCATTCGAATGGGTAGGTCACGAGTCACCATGGCTCCCCGAATTACCATCATTCATCTGATGACAAGGGCGCAAGCCCTTTGATCCTTTGGTCTAACGGTTAAGACGCTAGCCTGTCACGCTAGTAATGCGGGTTCAATTCCCGCAAGGATCGTTGCACTATTATGTGCAAACTGTTCACTTACTAACTAACACTATGCAAACTGCATTTGATGTTATCAAAGACACTTATGACTACGAGACATGCAAGGAAATTGTTAATCATGGCTGTCAATCTGGTGTGTGCAGCGAACACATATATTATGCTGACACCATCAAATTCTTTGACACCTATGAAGACGAGATCGTTGAGCGTGTTACCGATGCACTCGAGATTGATACACTTGTAAGTATCTTTAGGCAAGCAGAAGCTAGCTTAAAACATTACAAGAATGATCTAGTCTGGACATTCATTGAACTTGTAGCCATGAGTGTTGTTGATGAATATGAGGAGCAAGAACGTAGTGATGAAGAGACAATAGGTAACTACATGAAGGAGGAAATCTCTAACAATGGTTACACTGCAAGCGATCTATCTGGATACAATCCAGCAGGTTGCATGTCAATGTCTCGATACGCTAACATTTGAAGCTCTCTTCCTGCTCATCTGATATGATGGGCAGCATGAGGGTCTCACCCTCTTATTCACTCGCTAATTGAACATGAATGTCTGGACTGTATCATCCAACTGCTGCGGAGAACCAAGGTTGTTTGGAGTATATGAAGACGCTGAAGGTGCTTACACAGCGGCCGCACACATCTCTAGATTCGCTGATCCTGGCGATGAATGGCGAGTACAATACCTTGAGGTTGAGACAACCGACGAGGTAAAGGAAAGGACAAAGAGATGTGAAGAGGCACATCGTGAGCAACTAGAACAAACAGTTAAAGACTGACTCTCTATCCCTGCCTTTCGAGGCAGGCTTAGGGACTCACCTCCCTTATGTTCACCCACTGTTACACATGACAACAACAAAGCTAAAGCCTAAACCAATACGCAAGGTAACAACAATGACTGAATCACCACAAGTTGTGACTAAGAAACAGCGTGACTTTAAACATAAGGAACCTGTGATTATCCCAGCTCATCTTGATGATATACCATTGATTAGTGCTGCCTCTTATATCAAGGACGCACGCAATAGATGGTACATACATACAGTTGAATTGAAAGAGTTATATGATATACATGTGGAAATCTTTAATAAGATTAAACCTCATGCTATCAATGCATATAACTACACGGTGACTCAAGTCAAGCGTGTTACTACCAAGGACTGAAGCTCTCTCTAAGCACCACTATATGTGGTGTTTACTGAGGGACTCACATCCCTTATTCACTCATTAACACATGGAGGTATGAAGTACCAAGTTACATTTACAATTGAATCTAAATCAGACATACATGATATCATTCACTTCATTCAAAGAAGGATCAAGGATGCACTGCCCGTGTTATCTCTTGAGTATCATGTAGTAGATGATAGACCTACCTCTGTTGAACATCATGGAGGTACACAGAATGAGAGTACCTAATTGGCAACATCATTCTAATAAACCACAAGGACGCACGCTTAAACCACAAGCAATGCGTGATGCTAAGCGCCGAGTCAAGGCGTTTAAATATAAACATACATTTCACAATCACGCGGCAAGGACGTAATGAAACACTATCGTGTTAGACTAGAGAGTGGTAGGGATTTTATGATCCTTGCCACAGATGACATGGACGCAGCGTACACAGCTTATGATGAAGCTGCTTTACATGATGACTACTTAATTGATGTGGAACCTATCGATGCCGAAAAAGAAACCCTATTTTCCTAACAACTGGAAACAATACAAGGCAGCACCTGCTGAATGGTTCGAACCTCTTACCTTTGATGAGTTGATGGACTGGAAGCTATGTGGATGGGAGCTACCATCTTCAGTAGTATGCATGATCCGTGAAACTAACACGATAACAGGTAAAGTTACAGAACATGTATATCAGCGTGCGAGTGCAGCTAAAAACAAATGCCGTGGTATCATGGCAAAAGGCGAAAGCGAATTCATTGTTTGCACGCCTACTGAAATACATCACATGTGGCCTGAAGAACTGGAGGATTATGATGACCCGCTCGCTTGAGGATATAATATCTTATGAACAACAAGCACTTGACTTGTTATCAGAAGATCATCCTCATTATGATGAAATTAAATCATTATTAACTGAACAAATTAATGATGAGATAAGAGATTATGCCAACACCCGCTCAAATTGATGAGCAAATCAGGCTCGAAAGAGACCAAATAGCTCAAGGATTGAAACGACTTAGGGATAACACCTCTAAGTTAGAAGAAAAGAGTTATGCATCAGCTACAGTGTATGGTATTTCTTCTATTGATACCTTACTACCTCTTGTTGTTGAACGTATCAAGGATACAACCAACAGAATTAAAGAAGGTAAGACAGGTAGATCATTTAAAGAGATACAACAATATCTAGCTGATTTAGAACCACTAGCTGCTGCTGCTATTGCATGTAAGCTAACCTTTGATAAGGTATTTAGTTACAAGGAAGGTAGTAATCAAATCGTTAATGTATGTGATGCTATCGGTCAAGCAGTAGAAGATGAATGTCAAATGAGACATTATGAGAATGCAGCGCCAGGTCTCCTAGAAACACTTAAACAAAACTATTGGCATAAATCCATTGGTACTAATCAAAAGATTGTAGTGATTCAAACATTAATGAATCGTTATAATGTACCAAGATGGGTACCATGGGGACGTTCTAATAAAGTTAAGTTAGGTGCTTGGTTACTTGATTGTATAATGCTATCAAGTGGTTGGTTCTATAAGGAACTAAGGCAAGAAGGCAGACGACATGTTAACTATGTTGAGCCTACACCTGAGTTCATTGAGATCAAGGACAAGGTGATGCAAGATAGTGAGTTATTTGCTCCGCTTGCTTGGCCGATGTTGATTGAACCTAACGACTGGACTGCTGAAAAGGCAGGCGGCTACTTGCTTAACGAGATCATGAAAGGTCATGACATGGTTAGGCGTGGCGATAACACGTGTATACAGGGAGAAAAACCAATCCAGTTCCTCAACCAAATACAAAAGGTTGGGTATAGATTGAATTCTTTCACTGTAAACGTGGCCGAACAGCTCTGTGAAAGGGGTATTAGTGTAGGTAAGTTTATACCTATAAAAGAGATACCACTCCCTCCTAAACCTCCTGACATAGCAGATAACAAGGATGCTCGTAAGGCATACCGTAGAGCTGCTGCGTTAGTTTGTAATGAGAATGCTAGTGTATTCCGTAGATCCTGTAGAACAAGGATGACTATGGAGGCAGCTAGAAGATTTAAGGGAAAAGAGTTCTATCATCCATGGTCGTTTGACTATAGAGGTAGAGCATACCCTATACCCTCATTCCTTACGCCTCAAGACACTGACTTTGGGAAAGCATTGATAAGGTTTTCTAATGAGTCAGAGATGACAGAGGTAGCTTGTGAATGGCTAGCGTTTCAAGTTGCTACAACATACGGTCTAGATAAGGCACCGCTACCAGAACGGTTACAATGGGTAGATGATAATCTTTTCACAATCACCCGCGTGGCGACTAATCCTATAGATAATATAGGTGACTGGGAAGGAGCAGAGGAACCTTGGCAATTCTTAGCGGCATGTGAGGAATACTATTCCTGTGTCGTTAGGCAAACTCGAAGTACAACTGGACTATGTGTAGCAACTGACGCTACCTGTAGTGGTCTCCAGATCCTCGCTGGTTTGGCTATGGATAAAAAGACAGCACAACTCGTCAATGTGCTGCCTGCTGATAGACCACAAGACGCATACAAAGTCGTAGCTGAAGTTTCTAAATGGAATGTTCCTGATAGACTTAGGAAGATTTGGGATAGAAAATGTGTTAAACGCACAGTTATGACAATTCCTTACAATGCTAAACCTTTTAGTAATCGTACCTACATCAGGGACGCATTAACTGAGAAAGGTGAGGAAATTGATAAGGATGAACTAACTCAAACTGTTAGAGCTGTTAGAGACGCTATGCACAATGTTGTGCCTGGTCCGATGGCAGTTATGAAATGGATTGAGACTGAGGTATCACAGATAATAAAGGAAGGTCAAAAGATAGGTAATGCTGTAATATTAGAATGGGAAACACCTTCTGGATTCGTAGTCAGACAAAAGATTATGAAGAAAAAGGTAGAAGCCTTAAACTTACAGTTACTAGGTCGATGTAAGATACATGTCGCAACTGATGATCCTAATAAGGTTGATGCTGTTAGACATAAAGCTGCTACTGCACCTAACCTCATACATTCATTAGATGCATCATTATTACATCTAAGTGTAGTGAGATTTGATAAACCTATAGCTTTAATACATGACTCAGTGTTATGTAGAGCCACTGATATGACAATATTATCTAGTTTAGTTAGAGAGACTTACATGACTCTGTTTGCTAAACATGATTACTTAACCGACTTTGCTGACCAAATAGGCGCTAAGTCAGAACCACCGATTATTGGAGACCTTGAACCGGAATCCGTAATTGACTCCACTTATTTTTTCTGCTAATGTATTCACTATTTGATTATGCCTTTGCACCTCCTACTATTGTAGTGGTGTCTGAGGAAAGACTAAAGGCTGCTGAACTTAAAGCTAAGGAAAGGCAGCTGTTACAAGTTAAAGTTCAACTAGAAAACCTTCAAGACTTTTATAGTAAGTTAGAAGGTGAAGTTAAAGCCTTACAACCTGCAGTCAATGATGTCAACGCCAAGCCTGGCTCTGACCTTGACGCAATGGATGGAGGCACACACGATGGCTAGAACCATCCACAAAACTGACAAACCTGTAACACTTGAGGGATTTCAAGCTGTACTATCACCTAGTAAGTTTGGTTATTCACTCTCGGCTGTGGTCGATAAAGATACTATCGACAAGCTAGAAACTGAGAGGACTGAAGTTCTTAAATGGGCTGAGTCTAAGCTCAAGAACCCTAAGCGTAGTACCCTCAAACCCGAACCATGGGAAGAGGTTGCAAAAGGGAAATATAAAATTAAATTCTCTTGGAATGAAGAGAACCGTCCTCCCGTGGTAGACACTGAGGGTACACAAGTAACTGATACTAAGACACCGCTTTATGCTGGATCGACTGTTAAATTGGGTTTCTACCAAAAGCCTTATATTCTACGGGATGGGGTTACCTATGGTAGTTCTCTTAAGCTGGTTGGCGTACAAGTTGTGTCAGTCAAGGGAGATGCTGGTGTAGATACAGGCGACTTAGATGCTACGGAAGTAGCTGAGTTATTTGGATCAACATCAGGATTTAAAACTGCTGACCCTAACGTAACACCAATTGTTGAGAACGATACACCCGACGATGATGACGACTTCTAATGGCTTTTCGGTCTAGACTAGAAGAAAAGGTCGCTGATCTTTTTGTGGAGCTAGACGTTAAGTATGAATACGAAACTGATAAACTTCCTTACAACATTCCTCATTACTATTGTCCTGATTTCAAATTACCTAATGGTATATATTTAGAAACAAAAGGATACTGGGATGCAGCAGATAGGCGTAAGATACTAGCTGTTAAGAAATGTAACCCAGATATAGATTTGAGGATGATATTTCAGTCACCATATAATAAAATATCTAAAAAAAGTAAGACGACCTATGCGAAATGGTGTGAAAAACATGACATTCCATGGTCGTCTTACCATAATATTCCACTCGACTGGTTAAAATGACTAGCGAATTTGTGAGGCATACGCCTTGCAACAATTGTGGCTCGTCAGATGCCAATAGTTTGTACTCTGACGGGCACGCATACTGTTTCGTGTGCCATACGTACACGGACGGAGACGACAAACTTCACAATCACATGACGCACAATGCTGAACTCAAAGGAGAAGCGCAAGCATTACGAAAACGAAACCTCTCTGAGAAAACTTGTCAATTCTTCAGGATTTTCAGAGACGGAGATACTTTACGCTTTCCATACTTTACAAGCGATGGAGTTCTTGCTGGAGTCAAAGTAAAAACCAAGAAGAAAATTTTCACCTATGAAGGAATTTCCACTGATACCTTATTTGCTCAGCATCTCTTTCCTAGTACTGGTAAACGTATTGTTGTTACTGAAGGTGAGCTAGATGCGGCGAGCTGCTATGAGGCGATGCCAGGGTGGCCGATGGTCTCTCTCCCTCACGGAGCTGCGTCAGCTAAGAAAGACATTCGTAAACAAGTACCGTTATTCCAAGGCTATGAGGAGATCGTATTATTCTTCGATGGCGATGAGGCTGGCCGTAAGGCAGCCGAGGAAGCTGCGGGAGTCTTACCACCTGGCAAGGTTAAGATCGCTCGTATGGAGGACTACAAGGATGCCTCAGAGGCTTTACAAGCCAATGATCAGGAGGCTGTGCGAAAAGCTATATGGGATGCTAAACCGTATAGACCAGATGGTATCATTGATGGGAAGACACTTCTTGAAATAGTAACTACACCACAGAAACCATTTGACCATGAGTACCCCTTCAAAGGACTTAACGAAAAATTACACGGGATCAGGTTCGGAGAACTTGTTACATTTTCTGCTGGCTCTGGAGCCGGAAAAACAAGCATCATCCGTCACATTGCAACTGACTTACTCCAAAAGGATGAACATGTTGGGATCTTGGAGCTTGAAGCAAATAATAGGCGAACCGCACTTGGATTGATGTCCACAGCTTGTGGTAAGAATTTACACATCGGAGAACATGGACAAACAGAACTCGAATCCGCTTTTAGATCCACGATTGCCAATTGGAATCTCTATCTTTTTGACGGCTTTGGTTCTTTCGAACCGGATCTTATCTATAATAGAATCGAATACATGGCAACCGGATTGGAGTGCCGTGTTATATTCCTCGATCACTTAAGTATATTATTAAGTGGTCTTGAAGGTGATGAACGTCGCATGATAGATACTACTATGACTCGACTAAGATCATTAGTAGAAAGAACTGGTATAGCATTGTTCTTGGTATCTCATTTAAGACGTGCAGGAAATGACAAAAACTCTCATGAAGAAGGCGGACGTGTCAGCCTCTCTTCCCTTAGAGGATCACATAGTATTGCTCAAATCTCAGATTCGGTCGTTGCACTCGAAAGAGATCAGCAAGCCGACACTCCTGGAAATCCTACGACTGTTAGAGTCCTTAAAAATAGATATTCAGGCGAAGTTGGTAAAGCATGTGAACTAACCTACGATTTAAACACTTGCAGATTTAACGAACATGAAGTTGAACCCGAATTCAACCCGTCCACAGATTTTTGAACATTATGAACATCCATGGTATAAACACTTAAAGAAACCTAATCCACCTACGCAAGAAGCAGTTGAAAAATCCAAGTTCGTTGATAAAACCTACCACTGGAGTAGGGACGATAGTATTCGACCTAGAGACAAACGGTCTTCTACATGATGCTACCAGGATCCACTGTGTTGCACTCCATTGGTGCGAAGATGATAGACTTGAATCATTTAATGATGAACCGTATGGTGATGGTACCTACGATATTAAAGAAGATGCTCCGATGGCTGGTAATTACGCCATTCACACGGGTCTTCAATGGCTCGAAACCGCTGATACTTTGGTCGGCCATAATATTATTGGGTTTGATTTACCTATCATTAAAAGGATCTATCCTTGGTTCAATTTTACTGGCAGGGTTATTGATACTCTTGTGTTATCTCGCCTATATCATCCTAACCTTCTCGATATAGATAAAAATCACAACTGGAAACACATGCCATTGCAGTTATATGGCAGCCATTCTCTTGAGGCTTATGGCTATCGACTTGGAGAATACAAAGGGAACTTTGCAAAGACCACTGATTGGAAAGAGTGGTCTCAAGAGATGCAAGATTACTGCATACAAGACGTTGTTGTTACTAACAAACTATGTCAACACTTCCACCCATACCTGGATGGGTCCAAATGGAAAACCAGGTAGCACAAATACTTACTGAACAGGAGTTAAATGGATGGCACTTTGATGAACAAGAAGCTAGAAGTCTCGAATCAACTCTCCGAAGAGAGATGGAAGAAACTACTAGATTACTTCGCAGACAATTCCCTTTCGTTGCAGGAGCGGTGTTCACTCCTAAACGAAATAACAGGACACAAGGATACATAGAAGGAGCACCATTCACCCGATTAAAAGAACTGAATCCCACCTCTCGGGATCATATAGCATGGATACTACAAACACATTGTGGTTGGACGCCTACATTAATGACCTTGAAATCAGGAAAGCCAATCATAGACGAGACAGTATTGAAAGATGTTGGGACGGATATTGCCCTAGATTTTTTGAAGATACTGGAACTGACGAAAGCGCTTGGAATGATATCCGAAGGCGTGAACGCATGGGCGAAGCTTGTTACGAAGTCTAGAATCCATCACCACTGTTCAGTAGCCACCTCTACATTTAGGTGCGCCCACCGTAAACCTAACCTCGCACAGGTACCATCAGATGAAAGATTTAGAAAACTATTTACCGCGTCGCCGAACCATGTTATGGTTGGTGCCGACCTTAGCGGTATTGAGCTCAGGATGCTTGCCCACTATCTCGCCCGATATGATAAAGGACGCTATACCGAAATCCTCCTTACCGGAGACATCCATGCCGTCAATGCAGAAGCCATCGGCGTTTCAAGAAGACAAGTCAAAACCATCACCTACGCCTTCCTCTACGGAGCCGGAAACAGGAAGCTTGGAGTCTCCTATGACAAGCAATTAAATGATGACGAGGCTGCAAAGAAGGGTAAGGAAATCAGGGAAGCTTATGTTGCTGCCATTCCAGGTCTTAAAGAACTGCTGGAAGCGGTACACAAGGCTAGTGCGCGGGGTTATGTTCGCGGACTTGACCACCGTCACATCTTGTGTGACTCGAGGCATAAGTCCCTCAATTACCTTATCCAAGGGTCATCAGCGATCCTCGCCAAAAGATGGATGGTATTAGCTAATGAGAATCTTCCTGAAACTGCTAGACAACTTGCATTCATTCATGATGAATTACAATTTGAATGCAAGGAAAAAGACAAAGAAGACTTAAAGTTCTTACTAGAACTCACAGCCACACAAGCTGGTGAGTATTACAAAATGAGATGTCCTGTAGCTGCTGAATCAAAAAGCGGTGCTACATGGGCAGACGTACATTAATTATGAAAATTCTATGCGATGCAGATTTCATCGTCTATAAGGCGTGCGCGGCTGCAGAAAGTGAAGTGGACTTTGGTGACGATGTTATTCTTGTCACTTCTAATTTCCGTGATGCATACAACGCCACTAAGAGAGAACTTACCAAACTTGAGAACAAATTTGGGTCACTCTCTACTTTAATACTATTTTTTACAGACAGTGTAAATTTTAGAAAGAAAATTTTACCTGGATATAAAGGTCACCGTAATCGTAAGAAACCTTGTGGTTTTAAACGTGTCATCAATGCTCTCCGAAAAGAGTATAAGGTTATCATTAAACCTGGCTTAGAAGCTGATGATAGTATGGGTATTTATGCCACCAAATTTCCAGGAAATATTATAGCCTCGCCTGATAAGGATATGAGGCAAATACCAGGAACCCTTTACAATTTTGACGAAACTTTCACAATCACAAAAGAAAGCGGAGCTGCTTGGCACCTTATTCAAACCCTTGCTGGAGATCAAACTGATGGATATGGCGGCGTCCCTGGAATCGGAATCAAACGAGCGGAAAATTTATTCAAAGAAAAAGGTTATACTTGGAAAGCGGTAGTACAAGCATTTGTTGATAAAGATCTAACAGAAGAAGATGCTTTAACCAACGCTAGACTTGCAAAGATCTTAACAGCAGATGATTATGACTTCAAAAAGAAGCGACCAATCTTATGGTCTCCCAGCTCCGATTACAAAGTTGACAGTGGAACAGGAGTTTCAACTGAAAAAACTTGAGCTACGATTAAAAGATGGCGAGGTTAAATATGAAGACCTTGCCACTGTTTTCTTAGCTATGCAACACCAAAACTTTGTATTAGCTAATTCAATAACAAATTTAGTTGAAAAATGGCCAAAGGTCCCACCTATTATCAACGAGGTTCCAGCGATGTTTGGGATTTTATTAGAGAACAAGGACTAAACTTCCACCTCGGTAATGCTATTAAGTATATCTGCAGAGCAGGTTACAAGGATAGCAAAATACAAGACTTAGAAAAAGCAATCCACTACTTAGAGAACGAACTCCACCATGAAGAAAACCTTCTTATCGGAAAACGCGAAGGAATTCCGATCCAAATACGGACTGAGGAATAGTGCTGACAGATCTTCTAGAGGTGTACAGCATAAATTAATTGTAGAAGAGTTTAAGGAATTCCTTGAAGCTGAAGGCATGTTATTTATGCATGGTAGGAACCATCAAGAACATGCATTAAAAGAGTTAGCTGACTTAGTATATGTCTGCTATCAATATGCTGAAAACATGGGTTGGTTCTTAGATGAAGCTTTGAATCGAGTCCATGAAAGCAATATGTCCAAACTCGATGAGGACGGTAAACCAATATATCGAGACGATGGAAAGGTCCTAAAAGGACCCAATTACAAACCACCTGATCTATCTGATTTATTTTGAAATGACTGCTGAACTTATTTCCCGCACTGGTCGGGTCCAATCATGGTTGGATAACCCAGAATCAAGACTGCCAGTGAGCTGCACCGTTTTCGTCGTAGAGGATTCTATGGAGGGAGAAAATGGAATCGAAGCAAGCTGGAGATATGTCTCACATGGACTCCGCTTTGGAGCAGGAGTTGCGGTCCATCTATCGAAGCTCCGTCCCAAAGGAGCAGAAAACGGAAAGGGTCTTACAGCTTCTGGCCCTGTATCATTCGGAAAAATCTACTCAAGCTTAAATGAAACACTCAGACGTGGAGGAGTCTACAAGAATGGTGCTGTGGTACTTCATCTCGACCTTAATCATCCTGACATCAGTGAGTTTATTACTACTCCCAGGGCGGAACTCCCATGGGTCAAAAGATGCGTCGATATTGATTCGGGATGGTGGCAAAGCTGTGATAATAAAGTAAAAGATGAATTACTACACGGTATCAAGTCAGGAGATATCTGGCTAAACAAAGTAAAATATGACAACAATGGAAAAAGAATCTATGGCAACGTCTGTCTTGAGGTTTACCTGCCCTCACGTGGGACATGCCTGTTACAGCATGTCAATCTCGCAGCCTGTAGTGCAGGAGAGCTCAAGCAGGGTTTCGT